CTTATCTATTGGCACATTTATGGTCTTGTTTATGGGAGATGGCTTTTGAGCAAAAGCTGGCTGGCCAAAAGGTGGATGTCCATGCATTTGTCCATGCATTTGTCCATGCATTTGTACAGGCCTTCCATTCTGAAATACTCTTATATTTGGATTGCCTCCCATAAATTGTATATCAGGCCCCAATCCTCCACTCATAAATGGCATCCCAAATATACTTGAAAATAATTCATCCACAGGCGACATATGGCTAGAACCCATTCCTTGACTCATCATCTTCAAAAATGGATTATTTTGTGTCAAATCATATTCCTTCTTCTTTTCTGTATCTCCTAGAACTTCATACGCCTCACTTATCTTCTGAAATTTCTCAGTTGACTCTGAACTATTCCCATTTTTGTCTGGATGATACAACATCGATAACTTTCTATACGCCTTCTTGATCTCATCTGGTGTTGCTGTTTCCGGAACATCCAACACATTATAAAAAGATACATTTTTATTCCCAGAATTCATATATTAATATTATTCTAGATAAACTTAAATACTTATCAACGTATATATTTATATTTATATTATGGATATTCCTCTTTTTTTAAACAAATATCAACCAACTTGTTTCAATGACTTCGAAACTGATAGCGAAATGATTGATATACTCAACACTCTTATTAATATTAATAATCTTAATATTTTATTTATCGGTGATATCGGTTGCGGCAAAACCGCATTCCTTAATGCCGTTATTTGCGAATACTACAAAACATCTCAGAATTCCTTTTCTAATCCTTCTTTATATGAAGACAACATCTTGCATATTAATAGCCTTAAAGAACAAGGTATTAATTACTATCGTAATGATGTCAAAACATTCTGTCAAACTTGTTCCTCTGTTAAAGGCAAAAAAAAAATCATCGTTTTAGATGATATCGACTTAATTAATGAACAAAGTCAACAAGTATTCCGGAATTGTATTGACAAATACAGTCACAATGTTCATTTTATTTCTTCTTGCAGCAATTCTCAAAAAGTCATCGAATCACTTCAATCTAGGCTTATCATTATTAAAATTAAACCATTACAAAGATCTAATCTTACCACTATCATGCATAAAATTAAAGTTAAAGAAAATATTATCATTGATGATGATGCCGAACAATTTACACTAAATGTCTGCAATAATACAGCTAAAATTTTAATCAATTATATGGAAAAATTTAAACTTTTAAATCAACCTATTACACTTGAACTCGCCAATAATATTTGTACTAATATCAGCTTTCATATTTTTAATGAATATACCACACTTATTCTTAATGCACATCTAAATAAAGCCGTTTTACTTCTATATAATCTTTATGATAAAGGCTACTCTGTTATGGACATTCTCGACAATTACTTCCTTTTTGTTAAAATCACCGATCTTTTAACAGAACAACAAAAATACAATGTTATTCCTATTATTTGCAAATATATTACCATATTTCATAACATTCATGAAGATGAAATCGAGCTGGCTCTATTTTCCAATAATATGTGCTCCAATATTCATAATTAATTCCTTATAACAAAATAATAATTCAAATCTTTAGACCATTTATAATATAACTAACAAAATTTTAATTATTAATATTTATTTAAGTATTTTATTTTATCTTGTTATAAAAATGAACTCTCAAATTTTTAAAAATACAGTACCCAATGAACTTCTTATTTCTTTGCTTGACGAGATCGCCGTTAAAACTGAAAAATGCTTTGTTTTTAATAATAACTCTTATAAAAAAGGCATATTTAATGATACTATTCCCACATTTTTAGAAAAATGCAAACCATATTACCACATATCCAAACGCAAATATTTGGAACGAAAAATAAATTATAACTCTTTTATTACTATCTTGCGACAAATATGTAATTTCAACAAAATTACATATACATCTCAAATTAAATATGACAAATCTAATTATGATATCGTGTATTATATTTATTTTTAATTTTTATTATTATATAATATATAATATATGAGCACTGGTAGATGTGTTTCTGTTATATTGTCAAGTTGCTATTATGATTGTAGGGAATGATCATTTATTAGATTATCAAACAAAAATTGCTAATTCCACTGGTGATAATTCCACTAGTGATAATGTATGTCTTCGTCTTATAGAAACTATAGATTCGATAACAAATATCGAAAATGCTTCTTTTCAAGTATTAATAGATAATGTATTTATACCACTTGTACAAGTAACACCAATTGTTTCGAGTGAAGGTAATTTTGGAGGTAGAAATAAACGATACAAAACTAAACGATACAAAACTAAACGATACAAAACTAAACGATACAAAACTAAACGATACAAAACTAAACGATACAAAACTAAACGATAATTAATAAAAATTATACACATTCTTCAACATATGCAAATTCTTTCTAAACTCTCGCTTGGTAAGTTTAACTTCATCATATAGAGCTAGTTCATATCTTATATCCATATTTGCCTCCATAAATTCATAATCAACTCCTTCCAAGTCAAACGGCATATTATTGTAATTATACAATGTATAACTACTATACACATCCTTTCCAATCACAAACTTTACAAACTTATACATATCCGCTGACCTATCAGATCGAAAAAAATATTGCTCATTATCAATGCCAGATCGATTACTCTTTCCATATACAACATACGACTCTTGCTCTACATCATATGCTAAAAATAGTCGGTTAATAATAGTTTCATAATTATTTAAAGAATCTCTTTCTTCAATACATAAAGTTAAATAGCTATCGGTATGTGACATCTTACTGGTTATATATTAGTATCAAGTTATATTTAAATCATTTTAAATAATATATAAAATCAATTTAAAACGTATATACAGTATATCATTATACAATGTCTAATAATACTAGCATAAATTCCGGAATGATTACGCAATTATTATCTTCTCATAACTCTAATATAAATCAACCTAACAATATATTTAATTATTCAGTTGGTACCAAAATCATTGATTTTAATTCTAATAATACCTTAATATTGTCTTCTGAGTTCGAAACTTACTGTCCACAATATATTGCTATTAATTTGTACCCTAATCAAAATTCACACTTGTTTGCCTCCGAATATATTCACACTGTTTGTCACCTTTTTAATAAAATACGAATTGTTATGCAAGTTTCTGAACAAACTGTTCTTCAATTACCTCTTTCTTTACTCTATGAACTTGAACCTCCTGAATTAATTGATGGCAAAATATATATTAAATTTCCATTTTACATATTTTTTGATAAAATAAATGTTGCAGGGTTATATCATTCTACTGTCACATTTTCTATTATAGACTGTTATGAAATTAACAACTATGCAAATTCGTTTAGTCTTATAACTAAAGTATATATGCATGATACTGATGAACGTAATCGTCTCATTAGCATTCATAGTCACGAGTTTATTCAGCAAATTGGAACTTTATACGTTTCGAGTAGAGCTCCTCATGATGGCAGATCATATCAAATCCAAACTAACATTTTAAATGGACCTACTAAGGGTTTTTTAATTCAATGCCGAATTCAAGATCTTACATCTATTAAATTTTATATTAATAATTTGTTACGTATTGATTATACTCGATTTTTAATTTTAACTGCATGTGTCAAAATTTCAGAAAATTTAATTTATATGCCTTTTAATGATTTTTCAAATTTTAAAAATAGCGTATCTAACACCTTTTCTGGTTCTATCAATCTGTCTAGGCTTCAAAATTCTACATTATGTCTCGAATTTTCTGCAAGTCAATCTAAAGTTTTAATTCACAATGTGTATTTTAATCATTTTAGACAGTCTAATGGATTAGGTGGATTGTGCATCGATTATAGACCTGCTTTTATTGATAATACGACTGATAATCATCCAATTCAACCTATTGTAGGTAGTCTCCCTAGTGCAGGATTACTTGATATGTCTGGCAATTATATTCAACCTATTTATAATAATCCTATAATTGATATGTCTTTTAATTATATTTATAATAATAATACTACACCAGTGCATGGTCGGATAAGAGAAACATTTAGAACTGACCTCACTGGATCTACAGGTCAAACTGGATCTGCGGGTCAAACTGGATCTGCGGGTCAAACTGGATCTGCGGGTCAAACTGGATCAGA